TTCGTTGCCAATTGCCGAAGGCAAAGTGCCAGCGAAGGTGTGGTCAGATACGACACCGTTCAAGATGCCGTACAGGTACTCCTCGACCATACTTGTGTTTGCGTGTCTGTTCAGTTCTCTCATGCTTCAAATCTTCCACCAGTTTCAAATACATATCCGTACATTACACCGCCTTTGTTGTCTTTCTTGAAGTCGTAGACTGCTGCAAGCATCCTATTGACGACATCTTTCAAGACGGGAAGGTTATATCCTTTGTAACCTGTCTGCGAGCCTGCTCCGTTGCCGTTGTATTCCAATCTAACAGCATAAGGCATTGTCGCCGCTATGACTACCGTGAAATCGTTCCTGTAAATCAACTCATATTCCTTTAAGAACTGAATTGCTCTTGCGGCTGGACTTGGATGCTTGTCGTAACTTACAAGTTCCATACGGAATGTTGACATATCAGAAGCGTTTCCGCTTGAATCAAACATCCCCATTTCCCTATGACCGCCAGTGAAACGATACATTCTCTTTAGTTTCCCGTTATGATAGACACCCAAGCAAATGCTTCGTGTCAAGTCAACAGTACGGTTATAATATCCACGGTTTGTCGGATTCTTCCACGAACTGAGAATTCTGCTCATTCTACGACTGATGTCAGTGTACCAATAGTTGATAATCTGCTCGTTTAGGGTTTCTCCTTTTGGCACAATGTTTTTTTCTCCGAAAAGGCGCTGCATACCTTGTCTTACCGACATCAGTACGCCATTGTCGTAAATCGGGCCAAGCGAAGCCTCGCAGTAGATTCCTCCAATCATACGTCCGTAGCCTCCACCCTCGCAAGATAACCTCGGCAGTGGTGAGGAACGACGTCGCTCCCGCGCTCCGTGTAGTTCTCGAATGTACCCAACTGTGACGGAAACACGCCTATGACCTTGCCAGCCACAAGCAATCCGTATTGGTAGCCTCGGAACATCATGCCACGCTGCACGGGAACAATATCCTCGTCACCGTCGAAAGGGACATATACGCCATAAACAGCCTTGGAGGTTTGGGTCGCACGGAAGTTCGCGTCCTCTTGGATGTCACAAACCACCTCTGCGACGACCTCCTCGGTCACTGGCGCAAGCAACGACGATGTGTCCTTCACGGCACGGTAGAAAGTGCCAGTGAAAGGATAGTCCTGCAATTCGCCCCTGTCGATGTATGCCATTGGTCGTCCTATTTTAAATGTCGTTACGGAAGAACACTCGCGCCGAGTTGTCTGGCAACTGGTCTATCATAGGGTCTTCGTACTCCTCGTAGATTCCCCTTAGCCAGTCGAGAATCTCGTCCTTGTTGTACATGGTCTGCGAACCGACGCCCTTCTTGTAGCTTCCGTGCGATTGGTCGTAGGAAGCCCATACATTGGGCGAGAGATACGCCGTAAGCAACAAGTCGGCTGTAATGAGGTCACGGTCACGCTTTGTGAGTTCGTCGTATTCCGCGACCTCCTCGACCCCCCTCTCGAAGGCGATGCGTTCAAGCACCGCCTTGTCGAAGGTGAATCCTGTCAAGCCGCTCATGTACTGCAAGATGTCAAACTCGATTGCCGCCATGCTCGTCTATTCCTTTCCTTTTTTTTTCGGTTTAGTACCAGTTTCCGTTGTCGCTGGCAGTGCCAGTGGTCAGCATGAAGTGGTACAGGAACTCGTCCAGCGAAGGCGTGGCGGAGTAGATGTAACGGGTACGGTACTCCAAGTCACGACCGTTCGGCCAGATTGTGTTGTTGAGGTAGCCCAAGCCGCCGAGAGCGGGGACGTAGTAGTCCTTGATGGCGGGGTTGGAGTAGCGGTCGTCGAAATACTCGGCATCCAAGATGTCGGTGTGGCGCATCATACCAGCGCGACCGAGAGGACGCAGAGTGACGATACCAGTCTTCCAACCACGGACAACGCCGTCGAAAGCGTCGTACTGTGCAGTGTCGTGGACATACACGGTGATGTTGTTCAAACGCTCGTTGAGCATGTCCAGAATCTGCTGGTCGGTGTACGACATCGCAAGGCTTGCGGAAGCCACGGCATCGTTAAGAACGATGGCGGGGTTGGTGCGGTAGAACATGGTGGTTATCACCTGCTTGTTCTTCTTTACATAGTTGTCCCAAACAGCCTTGGGCATGTCAATCTGCCACTTCCAGTTCTTGGCGAGCTTGGTGTTGACTTTCTCGACCAAGCGGTTGAGAGAGTCGATGAGCAATGCGTCGGTGTCAGCCCAAGTGGTCTGAACCTCTGAACTGCCAGAGAGCTTGAACATGCAAGCGCCAAGGAAGTTGGCGGCGGGGATGTCTGCCTTGTGGATGCCAGCGTGGATGCCAGCGCCCTTGTCGTAGTAGATGTAGCCATTGGTCATGAGTTGTTCGCCCATGTTGGTCAGGGTCATGTTCATGCCGTCGATGAAGGACTGCACCTTTTCGGCATAGCCAGCAAGCAACTGAGCGTCGTATTCGCCGTAGCGTTCACGCAACTGCTCGAAGCGAACCTTCTTGTCGTACATCGTGGCCTTCGTCTCATGGAAGTGACGGGTCGTGAAGTGTGCAATCGGTACGGTGTAAGCCTTGGCGTTGCCTTGCTCCATAGGCATTGAGTCGCCAAGAGGGGCACGCATGTCGGACATCACGCCCTTGTCAATCTCACGCATCATGGCGTTGACAATGGCGAAGCCTTTCTCGTCGTGCTTGGTGATTTCGGGGTCGATGGCGAAGTCCTGCTGCCAAGCGGCGAAGTTCTTCACATCAACCAAGTCAGGGTTGTTCAACACCTCGTTGACAACCACGCGGCCTTCGGGACTCCAAATCTGGAAGAACGAAGACTCTGAAAAATCGGGATATTTATGTGCTGACATTGTAGTAATCTCCTTTCTTATTTAATTATCCTTCAAGGGTGGTTACACGAGTGTCGAGAGCAGCGATGTCGGCTGCTTGCGAAGCGGTCTTCTTGCCGTTCAACTGCCAGTTGACGTGATACCAGCCAGGCACGTTGCACATGTTCAAGTCGAGCACGCACTGGGGCATGGGCGACATCTTGTGAATCCACATCAAACCACCGAGGGCAGGAGTGTACTGGTAACGGGCTTTGTAGAAGTCCGCGTCTGTCACGGCGGTGATTTCGCCAGTGGTCTGGTCACGGGTCACGCCGACATCGGCGATATTCTCGTCCTCGATGAAGTCGGCGTCGCAGTCGAACACACCGTTGATGTTCTTGACAAGCATCTTCTTGTCAGAGCCAGCTTCCTCGGCTTCGACCATGATAGCGCCCTTGGTGATGGTCAAAGCGGAACTGATGGTCAGTTGCCACACATTGACGGAAGCGCCGCTGATAGTTGCGGTCGTGGCGGTCACAGCGGTCACGGTGACGGCAGTGCCAGTGCCACCGATGACGGCAGGGGCGACCATAAGGACATCGCCCACAAACGGCTTGTGACGGAACTCGTCACGCACGATGTAGACCGTAGTGGTGTTGCTGACGGCATCTGCCACCTCGAAGGTGCGCAGGATGTAGATTTCGGGGTCGAGCTTGTCGCTACCAGTCTTGGGACGGTATTCGAGCAAGTCGCCAGCCCACATCTTTGCACGACCCTTGGGAGGGTTCATAACCTTGCCGCCGAAATGCGGGTAAACCAAGTCGTCATGGTTGCCCACAAGGTTCACGAAGACATTGCGGTAGCCGCCAATCTCACCAGACTTCTGGATGAGACCGAGACCACGGAAATGTCCAATTGGATTGTTCTGGATAGGCATAGTCTGAATGTTTAATTATTGTTGTTCGTTGTTGTTGACCTTACTGGGCTGCCGCCAGCAGTCGCAGACAAAGACTTCTTAATCTTCGCTGCCTCGGCAACCGTGCTCTTCACATACTTGGTGTCGGAATCTTCGCCGCCGTCGGTGGATTTCGGTGTGACCTTGCCTCCTTTGGTGTGCGTCTTGTTGTAGAACGCAACATAGTCCTTTGCCTTGGCTTCGACATCGGTGTCAGCCGTGACATTGATTTCGGCAAGGTAGCCTTCAATCCATTCGTTGTCCTTGATGTCCTCTGACATCTTGGCGATGAGTTGCTTGCGCTTCTCGGCTACGGTGTCCGCCGTTTCCTTTGCCGCAAGTTTCTCCTCCATCTTGGCGATTTTCTCCTTCATCGCCTTGATTTCCTTGTTCTCGTTCTCGCCGTCGCCATCCTCACCTTCCTTCTTTTGTGCCGACTTTCCGTCGACTTTCTTCTGAAGTTCGTCGAGTTGCGACTGCATCTTCTGAGCGACCTTGGAGTTCTCGCTGTGCGTCAAGCCGATAGAGGTCTTCACCTGCTTGAACACTTTGGCTACGAAATCCTCCAACTCCATCTCACTGTCTTCCCCAATCAGCTCCAAGCTGTTGTCTACAGCCTCGGAGATGGTACGACCAAGGTCAAGTTCTTTGTCCTTGGCTGGGACTTTGGCTTCAAGTGCTTTGATAGCCTGTTCTTTCGTGAATTTCATGTGAATTTACTTTTAAAGTTAGTTGAACATATTTCGGTGCAAATATATGTATAATTTTCAATAAGTTACGCAACTTTATTTAAAGTTTTGGTTACGATAAAGGTTAAGTTGTTGTTTTATAATGTTATGAATTTTTAAATAATAACTTTTATTTATAGTGAAAATTCGGTTTTTCAACGATTTCCAACCGTTATTTGAAGTTTTACTTTAAGTGTTTACATTTGTTTTTGTGGAAAAAAGCGTATATTTGCAAGCGGAATCCAACTTATAGGGGGTGTGGATTTATGTCGTGCTTTGTCCACATCCCCTTGTTTCAAAGCACGACATAAAACAAAAAGCACGACAATGATAACAGAAAAGAAGTCAATGGCAGAAAAAACAACAATAGTAGCTCCTCATCAAGGTTTCCAAGAGAAATTTGTGAGCAGCAACGTGGATTTTGTCATTGGAGGCGGAGTACTCAACCCGCAACCTATAGATAGCCTAATTGCGACACCAAATGGTTTTGTGAGAATGGGAGATGTAAAAACAGGTGATGAGATATGTGACACTATAGGTTCTACACAAAAAGTTTTGTTTGTCATAGACAAAGGCTTGCAAGACTGCGTTGAATTTACAACACTTGACGGTAGAAAAGTACAATCAGCTCTTTCTCATAATTGGAGGATAAAGACGACTCATAATAGAGTGTTTGAGTGGACTGCGCAACAAATAGTT